TTCATGGAGACGCTAGAGAACTGGCTTGAAGTTAAGCTGGACGGTTGGCGTGACCACTTTGAAGCAAACTACGCAGAGAAGTTTGACGAATACTATCGCCTGTGGCGTGGTATCTGGTCTGCTGAAGACCGCACAAGAGACTCAGAGCGTTCCCGTATCATCAGTCCTGCACTACAGCAGGCTGTCGAGTCTTCTGTAGCAGAGATTGAAGAAGCTACGTTTGGTCGTGGTAAGTGGTTTGACATTAAAGATGACCGCAATGACCCGGAGAAGGCTGACATAGTATATCTGCGTGAGCAACTCCACGAAGACTTCTCACAGAACAAAGTCCGTAAAGCGGTTGCTGAGTCACTCATCAACGCTGCTGTGTTCGGTACTGGCATCGCTGAAGTTGTCCTAGAGGACGTTAAAGAGATGGCTCCTGCCACACAGCCTATCATGGGTGGTGAGCTACAGGCAGTAGGAGTAAACATCGTAGAGAAGACTACGTGCAAGCTACGTCCTATCATGCCACAAAACTTCCTGATAGACCCTGTAGCTACTTCTGTTGAAGAGGCTATGGGTGTTGCTATTGATGAGTTTGTTCCTTATCACTACGTGGAGCAGATGCAGGAGAAAGGAGTATTCAGGGATGTCCATGTTGGTGAAGCATCTCCTGACTTTGACATAGAGCCAGACCAAGAGCTTACTCGTTACGAAGACGATAAAGTAAGACTGACTAAATACTACGGTTTAGTACCAAAACACCTTCTTGATGATATTAATATTGACGAAGACGATGAAGTAGTCGATCTCAGCGACACTGAAGAAGAAGAAGGTTACTATGTAGAGGCCATCGTAGTTCTGGCTAACGGTGGTATTCTGCTGAAGGCAGAGCGTAATCCTTACATGATGCAAGACCGTCCTATTGTAGCTTTTCCGTGGGACGTAGTACCCGGAAGGTTCTGGGGTCGTGGTGTCTGTGAGAAGGGCTACAACAGTCAGAAGGCTCTTGATGCAGAGCTGCGAGCTAGAATTGATGCTCTGGCTCTTACAGTGCATCCCATGATGGCTATGGACTCTACTCGCATACCTAGAGGTAGCCGCTTAGAGGTCAAACCCGGTAAGCTGATTCTGACTAACGGAGACCCACGTGAGGTACTCCAGCCATTTAACTTTGGTCAGGTGAATCAGATAACCTTTGCTCAGGCAGCCGAGCTACAGAAGATGGTACAGACGGCTACTGGTGCTATTGACTCTGCTGGCATACCCGGTTCAATCAATGGTGAAGCTACTGCTGCTGGTATCTCCATGTCTCTTGGTGCAATCATCAAACGCCACAAGCGCACACTGATTAACTTCCAAGAGTCTTTTATCATACCGTTTGTGACTAAAGCAGCTCACAGGTATATGCAGTTCAACCCTGAGAACTATCCTGTAGCTGACTACAAGTTTGTTGCCTCTAGCTCTCTGGGAATCATTGCCCGTGAGTACGAGGTCACTCAGCTTGTCCAGTTGTTGCAGACTATGCCAGCAGACTCCCCATTGTACCTCTCTCTGATACAGTCAATCATAGACAACATGAACTTGTCTAACCGTGAGGAACTGATTGAACAGCTTGTTCAGGCAAGCCAGCCGTCACCAGAGGCACAGCAAGCAGCTCAGGCAGCTCAGCAGGTACAGATTGAGTTCCAGCAGTCACAGACTAATGCACTCAATGGGCAGGCTGCCGAGTCTCAGGCAAGAGCACAGAAGATTGCTGCCGAGACACAGGCTATCCCTGTTGAGCTTGAGAATGACAGGTTGAAGGCACTATCAACTAACCTCAAGGCTGGCGATCAGGACGACAAAGAGTTTGAGCGTAGAATTAAAGTAGCTAATACGCTATTGAAGGAACGAGAAATAGCTGTGAAGGAGCAATCCAATGGTCAGTAACAGAGAGTTAGAAGCAGTAGTGGCTCAAGTAAACGCTGAGTTTGAAAGGCTCAATAAAAGGATAGCGGAGTTAGAGAATGCCAGAGAAGAAGAAAAAAGACCCACGCCTAGCAAGAGTAGGAGTAAGCGGGTACAACAAACCAAAAAGGACTCCTAGCCACCCAACCAAGTCTCATGTCGTTGTAGCTAAAGAAGGTGACAAAGTAAAGACTATCAGGTTTGGACAGCAGGGTGTTTCTGGTGCTGGTAAGTCTCCAAAGACTGCAAGTGAGAAAGCAAGGCGTAAGTCATTCAAGGCGCGACACGCAAAGAACATTAGCAAAGGAAAGATGAGTGCAGCTTACTGGGCTGACAAGGTTAAGTGGTAATGACAAAAGTTAATATAGAAAAGTTAGACACAATCTTTTTTATTATTCAGAACACGGGAGGTCACTGGACTAACGAAGAAGTCATGGAAATGTACTACATGATTGAAAAGGAGTTAAACCCGTTTGAAGAAGAAAGAAATAACACACTGTCTCTTGTCACTGAGGAAACACACTAATGCCTAAAGTCGGTAATAAAAGCTATCCATACACTGCAAAAGGTAAAGCAGCAGCTAAAAAAGCTAAAGCTAAAATGAAGAAAGGCAAATCCAAAAAGTAATCGTCCCGCAAGGAGAAACGATGAACAAAGAACTAGAAAAATACTACAACAACTTCTTTGAGATGTTTAGGACAGAAGGTTGGAAACAGCTTTTAGAAGAACTAACTAACAACATAGAACAAACAGATAATTTAGAAACTGTTAAAGACGAGCAAGACCTTTTCTTTCGGAAGGGACAACTTTCAGTCTTCAAGAGTTTTGTTAATTTAGAGCTAGTCATCACGACTGCTCAGGAACAAGCAGAGTTGGAGGAGCAATCCGAAGATGATGCTATTTGACTTTAAGTGTGACTCAGATCACGTTACAGAAAAGCTAGTCAAGTCTGACACGACAGACATTGAATGCCCTGTATGTGGCAACAAAGCACTTAGGCAAATCTCTGCTGTACGCGCAAAGCTAGATCATATTAGTGGTGACTTTCCCGGAGCCACTATGCGATGGGCCAAGCAGCGAGAGCAGCAGATAAAACACGAGAGGAAGACAAGCGACTAGCCCTTCCATATTTAATAAGCCAGTATCCACAATGTTTAAGCACGGAGTTTAGTAATGGCTAAATTTATTGACGAGCGTCCCGAAGAGGATGTACCTACCGAGTCCTTTGAAGCTGTAGAAGAAACTACAGAAGAATTTTCCGAAGAGGAAACAGAGGGTAGCTCGATACCAGAGAAGTACCGCAACAAGTCTGTTGAAGAACTCGTACAGATGCACCAAGAAGCTGAGAAGCTAGTTGGTAAACAGAGTTCAGAAGTAGGTGAGTTACGGAAAGTGGTAGACGAGTACATCAGCCAGCAGACACAACTCGCACAAAAGCAAGAACCTGTCGAAGAAGTAGATTTCTTTGCAGAGCCTGACAAGGCTGTAAGTAACGCTATAGACAATCATCCGTCTGTTCAAGAAGCAAAACAGATGGCGCAGGAGTACCGTAAGTCCTCTGCTCTGGCACAGCTTCAGACGAAGCATCCAGACATGAACAGTATCCTACAGGACGCTAAGTTCATGGAGTGGGTAAGCAGTTCTACTATGCGCACTAAATTGCTTAAACAAGCAGACCAGCAGTTTGACGTTGAGGCAGCAGACGAGCTTTTCTCTACTTGGAAAGAGCGTCAGGAGCTTCTAGGTACAACTGCGAAGGCTGAAGAGTCTCAGCGTAAACAGCAAGTCAAGGCTGCTTCTACTGGAAGTTCTAGTGGTAGTAGTGAGAAGGCTTCAAGGAAAATCTACAGAAGGGCAGACATTATTAATCTTATGAGAACTGATCCTGCTCGCTATCAGGCTCTATCAGATGAGATTCTGAAAGCCTATTCAGAGGGAAGGGTCAAAAGCTAAACTATAGGAAACTATCATGGCTCTTACAACTTCCACATACCCAGCAATGGGTGGTGCTGTTGATAATACTTCAGCAGCAACTTTTATCCCAGAAATTTGGTCTGACGAGGTAATCGCTGCCTATCAGAAGAACCTTGTTCTGGCTAACCTTGTTACCAAGATGTCTATGACAGGCAAGAAAGGTGACACTCTCCACATCCCTAAACCTGTTCGTGGACAGGCTAACGCTAAGTCTGCTAACACCGCTGTTACCTTGCAGCAGGATACTGAGAGCGAAGTAGCTATCACTGTTGATAAGCACTTCGAATACACTCGTCTTATCGAAGACATCACTGACGTTCAGGCTCTGGCCTCACTGCGTAGTTTTTACACTGGTGACGCTGGCTACGCTCTGGCTAAGCAGGTTGACGATGACCTGTTTGCTCTGGGCAAGTCTCTGGGTGACGGTGACGGCTCTGACTGGACTCACAGCAACGTCTACTTCCCAGATTCTTCTACTGGTCTGACAGCCTATGCTGTTGACACTGTAGCAGCTGCTGACGTGTTCACTGATGTTATCTTCCGTGATCTCATCCAGCTGGCTGACGATGCTGACGTTCCTATGGACGGTCGTGTGTTCGTTATTCCACCTAGCCTCCGTAATGCCATCATGGGCATTGACCGTTACGTGTCTTCTGACTTCGTAGATGGTCGTGGCGTAAGCAATGGTCTGATTGGTAATCTGTACGGCATTGACGTATATGTTACTTCTAACTGCCCTACCATTGAGACTGCTGCTGAAAACGCAGCTGGTGGTGCTGTTAAGGCTTCCATGCTGGTTCACAAGGACACTATGGTTCTTGTTGAACAGATGGGTGTTCGTTCTCAGACTCAGTACAAGCAGGAATATCTTGCTAACATGTACACTGCCGATACTCTGTACGGTACTGGTGTACTGCGTGCTGACTCTGGTTTCGTACTGGCTGTCAACGCCTAAGTAATAAGAGTAAGACGGGGGTGTAAAAGCCCCCGCATCTTTTGAATTTATGCCAATACGCAGAACAACTAAAGGCTGGAAGATAGATAACGTGTCCGGCTACTCTAAAACAAAGAAAGAAGCCGAGCAACGATTGAAGGCTGTGAAAGCGTCACAGTCAAGAAAAGGCAGAACTAAATGACCGATTACACTAAAATTACAAACTTTGCTACAAAGGACTCGTTGCTTTCTGGTAATCCTGCCAAGATAGTTAAAGGCACAGAAATAAACACAGAGTTTGATAACATAGCTACTGCTATAGCTACAAAGGCTAACGAAGCCTCTCCTACCTTTACTGGCACTACAACCATCCCTACGGTAGACATTAACGGCGGTACAGTTGATGGTGTGACCATTGGTGGGGCTTCTGCTGGTGCAGGAACTTTTACTACGCTTGCAGACCAAGATGGCAGTGTAAGAACGATTCCTTCTGTTGGTACCAAAACCTCTAGTTACATCCTTACGACCTCTGATGTAGGCCAGTATGTTACGGTAGGCACTGGTGGCTCCATTACCATTCCAAACAGCACTTTTTCTGCTGGCGACGTGATTACGGTTTACAATGACACTACTGGCGATATTACCATCACTAACACGATAACAACAGCGTACAAGGCCGGGACAGACACTGACCAGGCTACTTTTACTCTAGCTACCAGAGGATTGGTAACACTTCTCTTTACCAGCGGTACAGTCGTTGTTGCTTCAGGGAATATCTAATGAGTACGAATCAGATGATGCTACTTGGGGAAGGCGCGACGGTTGGCTCTTACGATGTATCTATGCTTGTAGTTGCTGGTGGTGGTGGCGGTGGCTCTCTAAAGGCTGGTGGTGCAGGTGCTGGCGGGTTTAGAACTCAAACCAGTACGGTTTACCCGGGAAAGGTATATACTATTACCGTAGGTGCTGGTGGAACAGGGGCATATAACTCCGATGGTACTCAGGGAAGCGCATCATCATGGGATAGCTTTGAGTCTGCTGGTGGCGGCTACGCTAGGAAAGGGCTTATCGGCGTAGCTGGTGTAGCTGGTGGTTCGGGAAGTGGCGGTACAGCAAACAAAAGTTTTGCAGGAGGTGCCGGAGATACCCCTGATACAACGCCCGACCAAGGTCATAACGGCGGGGCAGCTAGTGATGCGCTTTCGTCGTCTGATAGCGCTGGTGGTGGCGGCGGCGGTGCGGGTGC